GCGCCGCAGGCTGGCTCACGTCATCAGTAAGCGTAAAGGCTATCCGGGCGGTTTCGTCAAGGGAGTGCGCAACAGTCCCGACACGGAGTTCAAGAAAGGCCACACGGCATCGCCCGAAGTCAAGCAGAAGCAGTCGGAAGGTATGCGCCGCTGGTATCGTCGCAATCCCGACAAGGCGAGTGCCAAGGCTCTCAAAGCATGGGAGACAAGACGTAGCAATTCGTGTCAATTCGTGGTAATTCGTGTTCAGTAAAAATGAATCCGTGTCAATCCGTGAAATCCGTGCCGAAAAAAGGGCTGAAAAGGGCGGCTAATAATCGGGCTGAAAAGGGGCTGAAATCGGCATCGGCTTTTGCCAATCTGAAAATCGGCTTTTGCCAATCTCGAAACTGGCACGTGCCGACGGACAAAACAGACAATATATAAAAAGGAATAAGAAATTATGATTTCAAAGGTGGTAATCAACAACAACGGGGACACGCCCATCGAGTATCTGAGCGGACTCGGGGCGTTCAAGAACGGCAAGACGTATGAGTTCAAGCCCGGCGTGAACATCATCGTCGGCAAGAACGGCTGCGGCAAGACCACGCTGATGAACCTGATAAGGAAGTATCTGCTGGTGGACCTGTCGGAGTGCTCGGCGGGTATGTTCAACAGCAACATCAACGCCGTCTGCTTCGGCCTTGGCGACGACAAGCACATGTATGCCGGTGCCGACGTGTATGCCGACTACCGGCGCAACACGTTCCGCCTGTGCCATGCGGGGGAGAGGCAGCACAACGACGAGATATTCGAGAACGACCACTCCATCAGCGAGTTCCTCGGGCAGCGGGAGTCGTCAACGGGCGAGGGTGTCATCGTGGCACTGAACGCGCTCTTCGCCAGGATGTTCGGCAAGGGCGCACGGCTGACGTTCGACTACACGCGGTTCAAGGACGACTACAAGCCCTATACGGATTACGTTGCCGGCCACATCGTCGATGGCGACGAGTGGACCATCCTGATGGACGAGCCCGACAGGAACCTCGACATCGAGAACATCGGGCATATCAAGGCCGTGCTCGACTTCCACAAGCCGCACACGCAGATCATCGCCGTGGTGCATAACCCGCTGCTCATCTGCGCCCTCTCGAAGAACCCAGAGGTCAACTTCATCGAAATGACGCGGGGGTATGTGAAGAACATCAGGAAGATGGTAAGGGAGCTGGTGTGAATGGCAATGATTACGAACCAACGATAGAAGAATAAGGAATTATGAACATCGGACAAGCAATCGTCACTATCCGCAAGGCGCGGAAGATGACACAGAAGGATTATTTATTAAGGGAGGATTTTTAGTATGGCAACGACAAACAACAGAGTTGATCACCCAGAACATTACCAGGGGAAGAACGGAATCGAGACGATTGAGATTATTCGTCACTATGTCTGTGACATCGCCAATGCACTGAAATACCTGATGCGGGCTGGCAAGAAGCAGGAAATGGGCATGGAGGATGCCGAGAAAGAGATTGAGGACTTGAAGAAGGCGCTGTGGTATATTGAGGACTATAAGAAGCATCTGAATCCCACGATGCAGAAGTTGACGCTGACTGGTACGATGGAAAAGCGGGTCAAGGCGATGACTGGCTACAGCTTGCACGAGATAACCAATGGATATGCAAATGATATCGCTAAGGCATTAAACTGCCTGTTGATGAACGGGCTTATCTGGAACGGCAAAGAACTGTGCCACGAACTTTGGTTTGATGACATAGACAACGCCACCAAAGCTATCCGGCAGCGCATCGCCGACCTCGAACACTAACCCCTATATATAATAAAAGGTATATATGACTACAAGAAATTTAGTCGGTGCAGCGGCAATGACTGCCGTGAGCAAGATAGACCGCGAGGAACTGGAGCGGCAGGTGTCACAGTGCTCGGGCTTCGTGAAGATGATGTGCGGAGTGGCTAATAACTGCGCCATTCAGGTGGTGAATATGTGTCGCTGTCATATTGAGGACATCCGCAACGAGAAAAGTTACAAGGAGCGACCGAAGCGTCCGCACCCTGGCTATAAGCACCGCGCCAAGCTGCTGTTCCGACAGTTCTTCCAGGAGTGGCACACGATGGAGTCATCGCTGCTGTACCCCTCTGCAGGCGAGACACGCTTCTTCCATGTGGCCGATATGCCGGAGGGTGCTCGTAAGAAGTACGGCACGATGACCGATGCCCAGTATTTTGAGTTCTGGAAGGGTACGGGCGCACTGGCCTACCAGAAGTCGCTACCACTGGTCACGTCGCTGCAGAACAAGTTCCGCCTGTCGCTGGAGCGTCACGGCGTGAAGCACGCCCAGCAGACCGCATGGGCAATGACAGCTGATGCCGTGCTGCAACTGGCCTGCGAGACGTTTGACCGCACAATACGATCGTGTCACGAGGCGCTGCCGTATCTGGAGCTGCCGTTCGTGGAAAACCTGTGGAAAGCATTCTCACCAAAGCGACCCGCCGAGACGTGGCGCAAGGCCATGCTGCTGATGGCACCCGACTGCGGCGTCTACAAGTTGGACAGCGACGAGGAACGTAACATCGCCCTCGGACTGCAGTAGTTTCGCGAGCTGTGGCTATCGTCAGACCTGCCGTTCGATGCCACCATTGCCGCCGTCGAGGACTACGACGAAGATATCTTCCGTACCCGTGGCGAGGCGAAGAAATCTATCCGTGAACTGTCCGAGGCGCGTAACGATGCACGACGTGAAATTGAGGAGAAGAAACGCAAGGGGTGAGAAAAGTTGTCCGCTTACCAAAAACAACTTTTCCTACCTTTGCTCACAACAAATAGGCGATATATGATAATTCAAGTAAACAAACGGTGGCGCTATGTGCCGGCAATGCGCTGGCTGCATGCGCTGTCACTACACATCAAAAAACAAAGGCGATATGAATATGAACGAGATGGAGCGTTACCGCCAAGACAAGACAAGAATTACACGAATACGAATTATGATAAACAGGTGCATGGCGATGCCCTACTATTTCTTTATTATGACTATATTAGTAGATCTTAAAACATCTTAAAAGTTAGACATATATTTTGTAAATTTGAAATAAATGTCTATCTTTGTGGCGTCGTTCGTGAGAATAGCGCCACTAAATTTTTGTTTAACCGATTTAAAACAACATAACTATGAAACAGCAATCATTCAATTTGAGAAGTTTCGACCGCAAGGTCATTAGTGTCTTGGCAGTCATCGTTCTGGTGTCTGTCGCAGTCATCATCCTCAGCAGTTGCAGCCGCGACGAGGGCGACAGTCCCGAACCGACAGGCAGCGTCACCGTCCGCTTCGGCCTCCCGCAGTGGCGCGAGCCAGTGGTCATCAGCATGGACAGCGTGGCGAAGACCCGTGGCGAGATCATCGCCGACAACAAGGCGATGACCGACATCTGGGTGCTCGACTATCAGGACGGCCAGCTCGTCGGACAAATCCATCAGGCATCGACCGACGCAGACTTCGCCTCGCCAGTCCTCAACATGTCGTTCGGCAGCCACACCCTCTACTTCGTGGCCTCGCGCGGCACGACACCGACCCTCGACACCAGCGCTGGAACCATCGTATGGGAGCGACCCTCCGACACCTTCTACAAGGCCGTCACGCTCGATGTCACCCGAGGCACGGCCACGGCTCAGACCGTGACGATGACCCGCGTCGCAGCCAAGTTCCGCATCACCGTCACCGACCTCGTGCCAGTCAGTGCCGACAAGCTCATCATCACCCCGACCGAGTGGTACTACGGGCTTGACTACACCACTGGCGACGGCGTGGCGATGCAGACGCAGGAACGCTCGATAAGCATCCCAGACAGCTACAAGAACAACGGCGAGAAGCAGCTCTACATGGAGATTTTCGGACTGACGCCAGCCGAGCCGTTCACCACCGACATGGCCATCCGCTGCCAGGCAGCCGACGAGAGCGTGATAGCCACCGCGAGCATCGAGGGCGCACAGATACAGCGCAACCACATGACCCACTACACGGGCGAGCTTTTCACGACATCAGCCACGCGCGGCTTCACCCTCAGCGTGAGCGATGCAGCCTGGGGCGACGACATCACGGGCACGTGGCAGTAAGAAATCACGACACCGATAAATATACGGTAATAATAGCGCATATTTATCGGTGTCGCATTGTTTTTGTCTTAGTGCCCGCCCGGCGTCATCAGCAGACTTGTCCTGAATCGGAACAGCTTCACGCCGATATACAGCGAGTCGAAGGCGTCGGTGATATCAGTACGGGTAGCCATCGGGTTGTCCTCGGTCTCGGCCTTCTTCTCCTGCGACTTATCCTTCTTGATGGTCTTCGACGTGCCTGTGTATGACACCTTGATTTCGGCTTGCTCCATTGCCAGAATCAGTGCCTCGTTGTTGATGCGGTTGATGCGGATGCCCGGATAGGCGAAGCCGCCCAGCGCCTCGTTGATGATTTTCCATTTCTCGGTGTGGAACATCGGGTGGCCCATGTCGATGCCGATCACGTCCCACTGGTACTTCTGCAGCTGTCCGATGATGGTGTCCTTGAAGTCGAGGTTCTTCTCGATGGCATAGCCCTTGAACTTGGCGGTCGAGTCGTAGTAGTAATAGACCGTGCGGTTGTGGTTCTTGTGCGGCCCGTAGTAGCGGTTCCAGTCCTCCAGCAGCGCGTAGAGCTTGCGTTCGTACTGCACGTACATCGAACCGAGCACGCAGAGGCACTCCACCCCGTCGCGCTTATACACCTGTCCCGTGACGATGCAGTTCATCTTGTCGTTGTAGTCGAAGGCGATGTGCAGCGGCAGCACGTCCACCACGTCGCCGTCCTGCGTACAGTCATCGACGCGGGCCAGCCGGTCGAAGTCGTATGCCTCATACTGCTCCGTGTATTTCGCTCCGCTCTTGATCTGCGTGGCGGTCTGCAGCGTCACGCTCTTGTCGATGCACGGCGCGTCGTCGGGGATGTAGCCATGCACGTTCTCGATGTCGAGGTTGGTGTAGAATCCGTCGTTGGCCTTGCGCTTGCGAAGATTGAGTATCGACGTGCCGAACACGCCGCTGGGCAACTCGCGATACATCTGTGCGATATACTCAAACGTCACGATATCAGCGTTGTCCAAGGTCGATGCCCGCCAGCAGTAGAACGCACTCGCCCTGAGCTGCTGGATGCGCTTCAGGTAGGCATTGTTGGGGATGTTCAGTTTCATCAGTTCAAACTGGTCTTCCTTCGTGATGAGATACTTGTGGTTGAAGAGCAGTTCGGCATCGTCCTGCGATATCAGCTTATACGACACAAGCATGTTCACGCAGCCCTTCGAGTCGGCGGCATACTGCTTGGGAATAATCCTGTAAGGCCCCTCGCGCTTGCTGACGGCCTCGAAGAGCGCCTCTATCGCCTTCTTCTTCTCGGGCTTCACCTCCATCGGCTGCCGACCCTCCTTCTTGGCGTAGTAGAAGAAGTCGTTCCACTTGATGACATCCCGTGCGAATGCCTCCAACTCCGCCTGAATCTGTCGGTAGGTCATGTCGGTAAACGGCCCGAGCATCGGTTTGTCGTCGAGTTTCTCCTCCTCCTGTTCGAGCCATGCGCCCTTGATGGTCAGCGAGGCGTCGCTCATAAACGATGTGCCGCAGTAGAGCGGGTTCTCGCGACTGAAGCCTGGG